TCCGCCGCCCGCTTCTTCTACTGTGCAAAGGCAAACAAGAAGGATAGAGATGAGGGGCTGGAGGGGTTTGAGGTTGCGAAGCGCACAGGAAAGATGATGCACAACGCAAACAATACATCTGATGAACCGAGTGCGGGGTTCGAGAGATTTAAACCCGCAGAAATGAGGAACCACCACCCCACGGTCAAGCCCACCGACCTCATGCGCTACCTCTGCCGTCTGGTAACTCCGAAAGGCGGAACAGTTCTCGACCCATTCATGGGTTCAGGTTCAACAGGTAAGGCGGCGAAACTTGAAGGATTTAATTTTATCGGTATTGAACGGGAGGAGGAGTATGTGAAGATAGCCGAGGCGAGAATCAACGGGACCGAACAAGACAAACAAGATAAAATGTGGTAAAGTATCCTTGTCATGCCCACACTCAAGCAAAGAAAAGCCATAGAACGCATCGTGGAAAACCATGGAAACGTCTCCAGGTCAATGCTTGAGGTCGGATATAGTCCAGCGGCCGCAAAAAATCCCAAAAATCTCACTGAATCAAGAGGCTACAAAGAACTCCTTGCTGAATACGGACTCACGGAAGAACTCGTAACTACTGCGCTCGTAGAAGACATCAACAGCAAACCGAACTTTCGTACAAGTGAACTCGCTCTCGCCGCAGACATTCTCGGAATGAAGAAAGGAGGAGGAACAACAAACAACATCGTCATCATCAGACCCTCGGATGAAGAAATGGAATTAGTCGAACGTGCGTTAGAAGATATGTTCAATGGAGGTCAAGCAGATTCTTGAAAAAGGAGACCCGAAAGAGCTAAAGGCTCTTTTTGGCTTCACGGACAAGACTAAGACCGACATTCTCGTGACGAAGTTCCGCCTCTGGGCAAAATACTTCTTTCCCAAGTACTTTCAATCTCCCGACGCTCCCTTTCACCTGGAAATGGACAGGCTCAACGTCCAAGTCTATCGGGGAGAGATTCCAACGTTCGTAAACATCGTCTTCCGTGGAGGAGCGAAGACCACTCGCACGAAGCTCTTTTTCGCTTTCTGCATCGCTAACGACCTGGACCACTCGAAGCGATACATGAAAGTTCTGACCAAAGACACCCAGAACTCCACCCAGGTGGTCACGGACATCTACAACATGCTCATCCAGCCGAGAGTGAAGGCTTTGTACCCCGAAATCTTCACGGACACAGAGACGAAGCGTGAAGAAACGATGTCCTCCTTCACCACAGCGACAGGAATCAAGCTCACCGCAGGGACCGTAGGAACGGACCAGCGTGGGAAGATTCAGGAACACTCCCGCCCAGACATCATCTGGTTCGACGACTTCGAGACAAGAAAAACACTAAGGTCCGCCGTGGAGTCTCAGGCCATCTGGGACAACATGGAGGAAGCCCGTACCTCTCTCGCCAAGGATGGTTCAGCGATTTACACCTGTAACTACATCTCCGAGCGTGGAAACGTCCACAGGCTCGTGGAGAAGGGCAAGAACGTCCTCATCGTGCCTATCGTAAGGGACGGGAAGCCCACATGGAACAGGTACACACTTGGAGACATCGAGAAAATCAAAGAGGACGCTGAAGACTTCGAGGGAGAGTACCTCTGCGAACCCTCAGCCTCTCAGGATGTGTTCTTCGACCGTGAGAGCGTGGACAGGCAAGTAAAGAAGCAACCCATCAAGACCATCGCTGGCTTCCGTATCTACAAGAACTACGACGCTTCCCATCGCTACGGAGGAGGCTCTGACGTTGCGGGAGGAGTCGGCCTAGACCATTCCACTTCGGTGTGGATTGACTTCGACATCTTCCCCGCTCAGGTGGTAGGCGTATTCGCCAATAACGAAATCAAGCCCGATGTGTTCGGGGACGAGCTAAAGCGTCAGGGGGAATACTTCAACCTCCCTGTCCTAGCCGTAGAGAATAACAAGTTCGACATGTGCATCGGTCGGCTCAAACAAATCTACGACCTCGGAAAGCTCTACCGAATGCAGAACCCCGACGACTCGGCCTACTACAAGAAGCAAGCGGACTACGGATGGAACACCAACGCCCACTCCAAGCCCAAGATGCTCTCAGCCCTCGCCAAGGCGATTCACGACGGGCATCTCCAGCTCAACGACGAGGCTCTCATCAGGGAAGTCCGCTCCTACACCCGAAACGACCTCATGGACAAGGACGAGGACGTAAGACTCACGACCAGGCATTTCGACCTCCTCATGGCCTGTGCTATCGCTTGGCAAATGAAAGACCACGCCACTCACGCAGAAATCCCTTCAACCTATGTCCAACCAGAATACGAACCACCAACGCTCTCCGAATAGGGACGACTACCACCGTTGCCCAAGGTGTAAGCAACTGTGGCCAGACCCGAAGGAGAAGGACGGGACGGGATTCAAGTGCGGGAACCCGATGTGCGTCGAAGTGTTCATTCAACCACCATACGAATCACCCCTTTATGGCGAATAAGTACATGCAAAAGCGTTGTGACTCCTGTGACCAGCTCTTTTACATCCTCCGAGCGAAGACAAGCCACTTCCAACTCATCGTCATCCGCCATGCTCAATGCCCATTTTGTAATACGAACGTCGATTCCTGTTCTCGGTGCCACGTTCCATTTTATATCCAAGAACACCACGCCAAAGGCTTCTGTATGCCCTGTTATATGTTCGTGAGGCGTAACAAACTGGACGAGGAGTGATAAGATACTCAACATGGACGACAAACTCTATGAGGCACAGAAAGACCTCGATGCCTCCAAAAACGACTCCCGCAATCTCTTAGCAGAGAAGGCCGTGGATATTGCGATGAAGCAAATCATGGCCTCGAATGAATTTAAGAAGCCCAGAATCCAACGGCTCAACACCTACTGGGAACTCTACGACGGAAAGGTAAAGAAGAAGCTCCGCCAGCTGTTCAACATCCCCATCCCCGTATTCCCTGGGATGATTGACACACTTGCGGCAATGAACGACACGCCGATTCAGCTCAAGTTCCAAGAGGGCGACCCGTCGGACTACTTCAAGGTCCAAAAGATTCAAGGAGCCTGGAACATGGAAGTCCTCGACTCGAACCAGAACTCCAAGTGGGACTCGAAGTTGAGACAGGGACGGAAGCATAAAATCATCAACGGTCGGGACATCTATCGCTACACGGCCAGCTCGGACCCAGAATACTCATCCTCTCTCGACATCGTGGAACTTGACGACTTCACCTTCCAGCCCAAAGGAGGATTGTGGCTTGAGAATCACCTCTTTGCTGGTGAGCAGTGCGTTCAGAAGACCGAATCCGACCTCAAAGAAGGGGCCAAGAGCGGGATGTACGACAAGACTCAGGTCAAAGAACTCCTTGATTTGGCCGCAAAAGGAGATTATCTCCCCGACGATAACCCAGAGTTCGGACGCAAACTGGAACGCTTCAAGCCCCTCGGCCTCTCCCCGAACGACCACTCCTACGTCGGTTCAGCCGTCTTCACTATCGCCAACCATGTCCTTGAAATCGATGGGACACGCTACTACCTCTCCTTCCACCCATGGACGAAGAAGTGGCTCCGATTCGAGAAGTGGAAAGATGTCTGCTCCTCAGAACTCTACCCGTGGGTCTCGTCAGCCTCGCATGAAGACTCCAAGAACTTCCTCTCGAAGTCCTACGGAGACGACCTCTACCCTGCCGCTGACGCTATCGTGTCCATGTTCAACCAGGAGATGACCAACCGTGAGAAGCGCAACTTCGGAGCCAGAGCCTACGACCGAGACATGTTCCCTGATGTAAAACGCCTGGACGAGTCCATGCACCGCCCCGACGCTCTCGTTCCCGTGGACACCAAGGGAGGCACGAGGCAAATCGCTCAGGGTATCTACGAGTTCAAGGTGGGAGAGCTGGGAGGAACCATCAATCTCATCGACTGGATAAAGCAGGGCATCGGAACGGACACGGGCGTATCGGACATCAATCAAGGACAAGCTCAGGCGGCCTCCAAGAAAGCGTCCGTGACCTTCATGGAGCAGAAAGCCATCTCCAAGCGACTCTCCTACACCTCTCAACCGTTCCAAGAACTCATCGCAGAGCTTGGGAAACGCTACGTCTACGGTCTCAAGGACCACATGCCGAGCAAGATGGCCATCAAACTCATGGGAGAGAAGGGCTGGGATTGGGACGAAATCACCAAAATCGACCTCTCGACGAAGAAGGATGTGGACGTTCTCGTTGTCGCTACGGACAAGCAAATCTCCGACTCCGAACTCAAGAAAGAGAAGCGAAAGGAGGCACTCCTGGCTATCGGAGCCGACCCGAGTCTCGCTCAGATGGTCAATCCGAAGGTCCGAGCGGAAGAACTCTTGCGTTCCGTCGGAGGATACGACGATGTGGAAATCGCTACTTTGATGGACACGGAGACCTTTGGCTCGAAGAAAGCATCCTCCCACGCCGCCTCTGCCATCCAGCAAATCCTCGAAGGCAAGAAGCCCGAACTCTGGTACGGAGCCGACTCATTTTTCATGCAACGCATCGTAGACTTCGCCGTAGACCACCGCTCGACG